GTTGGTTGCAGAGACGATGTGCTGGTGCGAGCGGGGAGTCTGGGTTTCCGGGAATGAGATGGTCTGCCTCTACCTGGTCCCCGTATTCGAATGGTTTGCTGCAGATGTGGCAGTGTGTTGCTGCAGCTTTCACCGCACGCGCACGCCTCCTGTAATCCCCACCGTATAGTGCTTGCTTCTTTGCTTTGCGTTCAGGACTGTCCACCCTCCGTGGGCGGCACCCGTCACAGTACGACCCCCCCGTAGTAATACGGTTACAAGTTAGACAAGGTTTCCTGAACGGCATAGGGTGTGGGATTTTTCATCGGGCAGACATGCCGGACTTCTCAATCCACAAGTTCATGACATCGATGAAGTCACGGACAGTCATGTCCTGCAGTTGGTCGAAGTCACGTTCACCGAACGCTATTTCTGCAGCATCGAACAAGATCATGAGCTCGTCACCGGTCTGCAGGTCGCGGGCCATCTTCAAGTCCACAACGAACGACACGGGGAGGGTGAAGAAGTTTTGTGCTACTGCACGGAAGTCCTTGTGATGGAGTTCTATCGGTGGCGGATCCATGCGGAAGTTCATAGTAAATCTATCTTCCCACGGAACGGGACACCCTTCTCCAGTTCGAAGCAGGTGAGCGCTGGTGTTGAGTCACCTCCCGCGCCATTCATCCTGGTGAACCAATCAGAGCCGTTATCCATCGTCGAGGCTTGCACCCACCAACGTTCACGTCCTTCGGTGCCAGCGAACTGTTCGACCCTATGGTGGTGGAAGTGTCCCGTCACCATCAGTGTTGCAGCGGCCAGATAGGACGTGTTAAATACGGCCTTAGTCCAGAACGCTTGGAACGAGTCAGGGCGTGACACTTGATGGCCGTGAATGGCACCGAGCACATGGGAGCCGTCATCGAACACGTCGAACGCGAATCCCTCGTCGTGCGGGTGAGGTATCAACCAACGTTCCACGGGGAGCCCAACCTCGGTGGCGAGGCGTCGAAGCTGTTGCAGGATAACAATCCCCCAATCGTCAACACCAGGTTTCCCGACGGCTGCCTTGTTCACACGGAACTGGCAATGGTTCGATGCGACAGACCCGTAGGTTATCGGTGCATATTTTGACGCAATTTTCATCAAGTCCCACAGCAACGCGCTGGCCAAGTCAACCTGTTGCATAGGGCTGAGCGTGTTCGTCACCAGCTGGTCCATGTCAGCCTTATTCTGCACACCCTCCACCACGTCACCCATATCCAGAATGACAATGTGGTCATAGTTGCCGGTCTTCAGCTTCTCCTCGACACGGGCATAGGCGGCGTGAATGCGGGCAATGGATTCCTCGTGACCGCCACGGGAACCGCCTTTACCAATCTGGAAGTCAGCGGGAGCGATAACGAACACACGATCTGTGCGCTTCTTCTTCGGTGCTTTCGAATATTTCGAATTGCGTTTCGCCTGCGCGTACAACGTCGGCAGGTCAATGTCTGTGACCTTACGTCGGAAATGAAACCGGTACGCGGTCAGCCACAACCCATCCCACCGCTGCCACTGCGACGTGCGAGGAGTCCCCACAATCTCGTACTCGTCAGGACTGTAACCACGCTCGGCAAGGAACTCGTCAAAGTTCGGTGCCTCAGGGAGCCCCTCAGTTGTTGCAGTGCCCTCGTTGCCGTCGAACTCTAGGCCAGGCCTGAAGTCCTTGGGTGCAGGGATTTTTTTCGCAGGTTCAAGATTTTCCAGCATGTTTCCACCTTACTTGCAGGAGCAGAGTTTATTGCGATGTTTGCGGATAGGTTTCTCACTGATACGCAGCCCACGATCCGTGAGCGCTTTCGCCAGGGCACTGTGACCCCACGCCTCAGGGTTGTCCAAAGCGTCGAGCAGAATGCTCTGATCCGACTCGTCGAGCTTCCCCAACAGGGTTCGGATAGCGCAGGGTGTGACGTACTGCGGTGGCGTCAGACCCTCAAGCATCAGCCCGTGTCGTGTCAATGAGCTTGTACGCGACCTCGAGGAACCACGGGTTCAGGTTGTGAGTAGTCGCACACTCTCTCAGGGCATGGGCCAGAGCGAGGCGGATGGAATCGAAATCCTCATCCCAGACAAGCTTCTCATCCTGCAACAAACGTGCTGCTTCCTCATACGGCTGGAACAGCTCATCGCTTATCTTCAAAGCTTGACGATCCAGGGCGGTCTTGACATCAGACATAGTGTCCTCCTTTGTAGGTTGATTGGAGTTTATTCTGGGAGGTCGAGGAAATCTAAGGATTGAAACGCCGTGTTATCAAAATGTGATAATTCGTTGACACGGATGAAAGCACCGGGTTCACGGTTGTCCGCGTACACTTTCCAGGCGAGCGTGCGAATCACCTGCGAGTCATCCTCGTAGATTACACCCGTCAAAGCGTCACCGACACCACGAATGAGCTTGTCCAAGTCTGGTGGCACTGTTGGTGTTGGCCGTGCCTGCCGGGAAACGGAGGAAGGCCGGTCAAGATAGAACATAACTTCTAACTCAACCGGCCCTGACACTTGAGCCCAACCAGCGATAGTGACCGCGTGCTCTGCAGCTTCCCTAACCGCAGACCTCCAAGCTGGAAGAAACTTGCTCGATTCAATGAACCTGTTATTGCCGATGCTTTTCTTCGACCCCTGAGGAGCGGGCCGACCTAGAACATCAAACGTTATCTCCACGCCCTCCAGGGTAACGCTTAGGTTTGACAAAACTCATGAGAACCGCCAAACACAGCAGAGATCCGAAAACATAACCGAGCACGCTCGTCACGTTCGTTTCCACCTGGTAAGCCAGGAGAATGTAGTTCAATCCCATAGCAAAGGCGAGAATCCGTCCGAAGTTCTCCATCAGAACGGTGCCTGCTCGTCGATACCGCCGGGAGTCTTGACATCCCAGACAGCGTTCACTGCAGCATGACCGGACTTTTCCACAACCTGGTTCGCTGCAGGTTCCACGTTCTCAGCCCTGACCTTGATTGAGAAGCCGGACGATCCGTCACGCTTCTGAAACACGTTGGTGCCTGTAATGCGTCCCGTTACAACAACCTGCTTCACACCATCGAGGGGAGCTCTGTTGTCTGTGGTCACATCGTAAACAGTCTTATCCACGGTTTCCCACTCGTCCTGGTGGTTCTTCTTCCGAACATCCACGCTAACCTTCAGGGCTCTACCCCACTCGAAGTCCTTTACATCATTCAACCAACCAGTCACAGTGACCTGTGCTTCATTCCTGACCATCATTTTTCCCTTCTATTTCAATGTCGTCAATGAAAATATCTCTATCAAACTCGCTGTTTCGGATTGCCCAAAACACTGAATGCTTGGCGTGTTCCTCGCTTCCCGAAAAAACCTTTCCGCGAATCACAAATTGCCTATTTTTCATTTCACTCATCATTCACCCTTTCTCATATCCGATAACGTGTTGCGGGTTGCAACAGTCATTATGCCCACAACTTCTGACACCAGGGAACACGGGTTTCCCATCATCATCCACCGGTGTGACTTCATCAGCTGCGAAATGTCCAGCCCACGGGTAACACTTCCCGTCATCCGTGAGGGAAATAGTTTGCACTTTCCTTGCCCGACATGATGCACACAAAATGGTGCGCCCCCGCCTTGAGGAAACAGTCCACCGGTAACCACAACGCTCACACTGAACCTCTGGCATTCAACGATCTCCGTGCAATCTCAAGCTGCGCCTCCGTGAACTCATAACGCTTCACACTAGCCGGTTTCCTCGGAGTTTTCACACGCTTCGGCGGTGTGTACACGGCCTCAGGTGCTGGAGCGTAATCCTCAACACGAGCCAACATACGCTCACGCCTCCAATACTCCTCAGCCCGCTGATTCAACCGCTTCTTCATCATCAGCTGTTCCCACTGGCCAGGGTGCTCCTCGAGGAGCTTCCTCACATCGATGCCGAGCTCCTCAGCCCACACAACACGGCGGTGATTAGTCCTCATCGGATCCGCACCAACAACACAGCGTCACGAACAGGATCACGACGGTCAGCGTCACACACAAGGCTGATTGCCTCAGCGCTCAACGGTTCGACACCGCCCTCAATGTAATACGGAAGAACCTCGGTCATTGTTCAACATCCTTTCAAATCGGCGAGCCCTTTCAAGCTCAGCAATATATTCAGTGCGGCCATAACGCCACAACAACCGAGACATTGTAGGAACACTGCGACCTAATTGCTCACAAGCCATTACTGCAGACATCCCGTTAGTCACGAGCCACTCGTACTCGTCGCAAACCTCGTCACCGCGCATCCGAGCCATCACCACACCTCTTTCGGCTTATAAACATGAGCCATCGCCCACGAGTGACGATCATCCGGTTGCATGTAATCTGCCTGCGCGAAAATCAGTGCACAACAATCCAGGCACTCGAGGATTCGCAGATTGTGAGCCTCGCACATCGGTTGCGGGTCAGCCTTCCAATCAGCCTCCTCCAGCTCTCGAGCCTCCGACACAAGCTTCTGCCCGTCACGGAGCGCTGCACGCTTAGCACCAGCCACAACATGCCCCACGTTCAGGTATGTGTCCGGCTTCTCACGGAAATGCTCCTCGACGGCCTCACTCGCGTACACCGGTGCAACATCCTGCAACAATGCAGCCCAAGCATCGACCAAATCCTCAGACACTATCCGCTGATCTAAGGTTGATACCAAAGTCAACAATGCTTTCGCTTGACTTCTGTCCATCAGATTCCACCTCTTTCTGTTCTCCTCGTAATATTGCCATACTTTCACGGAAACTCTGAATATTGCGCTCAGAGTTCGTCAACTTCCTGTTCAACGGCAACGGGCCGTCATCCCAACGCTCCTGATTCAACCAAGTGGTCGGCAGCGGAACGAACTTTGGGTCAGGAAGATTAGGATCCGAAGCGTAACGTCGAGCTCCAGACATGACAGCATCTAGACCGGCAGTTTTCACTGCCTTCATAAATGCTTCTCTCGCTTTGCCCTTGCCTTGCTTCCGAGGATAAAGATTCCAGAAATCATCAAAAGAATCTGAACTATTGTTCTGTGGTTCTTGTTTAAGTGGTTCTAGTTCAGTGGTTATAGTTCTTTGCGACACTGGTGACACGGGGTCGGGTCGTGTATGACGCGGGGTCGCGACATCCTTGACACGGGGTCGAGACTTGGGTGACACGGGGTCAATTCTGACCACTGTATAGAGCGAGGATTGATAGTGACCATCCTTAACGCGCTGCCGCTTCTTTATTGCTCCGGCATCGATGAGCTCAGTGACGGCGCGATCTACTGTCTTCGTTGAACAATCAAGTCGCTTCGATAAGAGCGTCCGCCCAGGATAAGCGTGACCTGTTTCCGCATCAGCGTAACCTGCGAGAACCGCATAGAGGCGAATTGCCTTGTCTGATACTCCACTATCGAGCAACCATGCTGGAACGATACTGAAACGCAGGTCTGTAGTTATAGAGTCATTCATTGTCTTCCATTCCCCGGCTTATCCCGTAGAATGGAATCAGCCGGTGCTCATATCACCGGTTTTACTGTGAGGGTCGGAGTGTTTGGCTTCGGCCCTCAC